GCTGGCTTCACCAGTGGCGTCAAGGGCGTTCCGATTATCGGGCCGTCGATGCTGGGCGGCCTCGAGGCGGTCAAGGGCACCGTACAGGGGCGCTCGCCGGAGGACGTCAAGGCGACCGACGCTGCGCAGATGGAGCAGTACCCTGTCGCGGCCGGCATCGGCGAGGCGGCGGGCATCGCCGCGCCGTTCCTGATTGGCGGCATGCTCCCCGCGACGGCGCGTCTTCTCGGCATCGAAAGCGCGGCACAGACAGTGCCGGAGATGGCGGTCGGCGGGATCGGGCAGGGTGTCATCTCATCGGCCGACAAGGCCGCCCGCGGACGCGGCTGGCTATAGCCGGCGCAGCCACATGATGACCGCCACGATGACGATGATCATGATGAGACGCACAATCCAGGCTTTCGGCGAATCGCGGCGCGGCGACGGATGGTTGAGCCAGGTCCAGAAGCTCATTTGATCACCGACACGATTTTCAGCAGCACGGCGAGAAAGACCGGCGGTTTGGTCAGGGCCAGGGTCAGGGCTGCGCCGAAGCCCATGCTGGCCAGAGTGAGCAGAACAACCCGCATCACGGGTAGACGACGGTGACGGTCAACCACAGCGGGTTGCACCTGTGTATGAACCGAAGGCGGATATCGTCGAGCTTGTCGGCGCCGGTGAACCATTCGCGCGAGACCTGTAAGCCTGTCCCGCGGGTGGTCAGCCGGTTCTCGGAGCCCGCGATAGGCTCAAACTCGATCGGAATACCGTGCCGGTCCATGGCGACGCCGACAATCTCGCAATCGCGGTTCTTGGTATAGCGCATGCGCGCGACAAGGCCGTTATCGACGGCGCGCTGTTCGATGAAGGTGATTTTCGATGTGACGGGCGCGAGCGTTCCGTCGATCGGCGGCATCAGCGGGCCGTAGACAGGGATCATGGCAATGATCAGCAACACGATCATGACGGGCCAGGTCCAGGTGAACTGGACCGCAAACTTAGCCGTGGGGGACACCCGCCAAACCTCCGCTCACGACGAACGCAATTGCCGCGCCGCCTATCCCGGATACCATAAGCCACGTCAGTCGGGAAAGCACCACTTCGATCTTGGTGAGCCGGGCCTCGATGGCTTCGTCGGTCGCCGATTTGACCGCCTGCTGGCGCTCAACGACGGTCACACGATCCCGCAGGGCCTCAAACGCAGCGTCAGTCACCGGCACTTAGACCCCCACATCGCTCCACCCTTCCCGGTCGCGCGCCGGTCAGGGTGCTTTCCACGCACACAGGCGCTCGCCCGTGCGATTGACGGTGACGATCTGTTCCTTCTCGCCGCGCGTCAAGCGCGTAGAAGCACTATGATCGAGCAGGATCGGACCGACCGAGCAGGGCAGCCCGAGCGGGATCGGAGAGGTGGCGCAGCCGGCGAGCGGCAGCAAGATCAGCAGGCACAGGGCACGGCTCATTTGCGACTCCAGCGGTCAACTTCGGTATCGAGTTTGGCATCCGGCAGGGCCTCGACCTTCTTTTCGATCTCGCCGTGGACTTCCTCGGCCTTGTCGAGCGCCTTTTCTTCCTCGGCACGGCGGTCCGTGTAGCCCTGCTGCTTCGCCCGGTTGAGCAGGATCGCTCCGCCCACGACAGCGCCGCCGGCGAGGATGTAGCGCCAGTAGGTGCGGAAGAAGGCCAGCAGCACGGCGACGAGCACCGCGGCGATCAGTCCCTTGAGCCACCACGGAATCGTGATGTCGATGAAGTGCCAGAGAATGTCCAGCATCAGACCGGCCTCATGCGCTTGATGACGAAAAAGTAAATGCCGAGCGCGACGGCGACAACCAACACAGCGGCCAACGCATATTGCACCGGGCCGTTCCCGGACGCCACGGCGCCCGCCGCCGACACGGCGCCTGTTGCCGTGGTGATCGCCTCTGGCGTCACCCACGACGGCGCGTCTTTGACCGGCACAGCACCTTGCTGCGCCTCCATGGCAGCGGGCGCCGGGACTGGATCAAGGCGCGTCGACACCGATGGCGTCGCGCCGCCCGCCGACCAATAGGCCGCTTCCTCGCTGCGCCGCTTCACCAGACCCGGTGACGCGACGAGCTTGCCGCCGATATGCGTCTTGGTCCACTTCATCAGCTCGGCGGGGACGGCGGCGTATTGCCCGGCGTTGAGCTTCTTGAGCAGGGTCGACGTGCGCAGCGCCCCGACGCCGGCGTTGAAGGCGAAGGACACGAGCGTACCGAACTGATGATCGTTGAGCGGCACTTTGACGAGACTGTTGACGGCGTTCACCGCCGTCTGCAGATCGCGCTGCAGCAGCGCGTCGGCCTGAGCGCGGGTGATGACGAGGCCGGGTTTCACGTCGGGGCCGACATGGCCGACGCCGATGGTTAGCGTGCCGCGCACCGTATCGCCGGGCTTGACGGCCTTTCCAGTCGCGTCATCGTAAGCATGGAGCACGACGCCCTCCCATTCCTCGATCTTGGCAATCGTCTCCTGGGTGAGTACGCCCATCGTGCTATCCTCGCTGGGGGAAGGCCACGACCCTCCCGGATGATGCGACCTGGCGTGACACCGGGCCGTTCCTGAGCACCTCTGCTACCACGTTTGCGGGGTCTTTGAAAATATCCGGCGCGACACGCCCGATGACGCGCAAGGCGCGCATGCGCCCATCGATCCGGACGCGATCCGTATGACCCTTCGGCACCATGCGCGAGCGGCGCGTCAGCATGCGTTCGGCCATGCGCTGCCAGTCGTCGGGGACCTCGACGGCGTTCTCGGCCAGATAGTCCTCGATGCGCAAGATGATCTGCTCCTTGACAACGAGCGTATCGGCGATGCCGTGCAGCGCCCAGGCAAAGGCGCGGTCCAGATCGGAGGCGCCGGCCTCGACCATCTCGGCCTTGGCGGCGGTCATAGGCGGCGCGATGTAGGGGTTGTAGGTGCTCAGATCCATCGCCCTGAGCGCCGCGACGAAGGCGCCGATATTGGCACGGTCGCGCCGCCAGGCGTGGAACTGCGCCCAGTATTCGGCGGGCATTGGCTGGCCGTTCTCGAGCACGGCAATGCGCCGGTCATTGGCGGGGATGACGAAGGCGTCGGCGTGGTTGGTGGCGATGAAGATCGAGGCGTAGGTTCTTTCGCGGGTGTTCTTGACGCCCTTGCGCTTGATATGGAGATTGCGCGTCGCGGGGTCGACGACCGTTTTCAGGTGCTCGTAGGCGTTGCTGCGCACCTGCCATGAGGTGAGGCCGCCGGTCGCTTCCTTGGCCTCGTCGACGACGACCAGCAGGCTGTTGCTCTGCCATTCATTGTACTGGCTTTGCGTGCCCTGCCCGACAAGCGTCGGAAAGTCGACGGGCGCGACATAGTCGTCACCGAAGATATCGGTCATCAGGGCGATCAGCGACCCGCGACCCGTGCCGTAGGAATCGCGGGCCACCATGATGACGGCGGGGCCCGGAACTTCCGGATGCTGGACCTTATAGGACAGCCACTGGAGAAAGAATTGCCGCTCTTCGGCGATCGGCAGGAGGTTGGCGATCATGGCCAGCCCGACGCTGGCGTCGCCGCCGGCGGCGAACTGCATCGGGCGGTAGGTGTTGACGTGCAGCACGCCGTTCTCGGTGTAGAGCGGTCCTGGCCGGTCGGGGCGCATCTGCATGGTCGCGGCGGTCAGGCGGCGATGATGCTCGCGCCAGAGATCGGACAGGCGCGTCACGACGTCGCCGCCCTTGGGTCCTTGCTTGACCTCGCGGAAGGGCGCCAGCGTGTCGTGCAGCGCCCCCATCTTCTGCGTCAGGAAAGGCTGGCCCAGATCGCAGACAAGGCTGTCGTTCTCGACATAGACGTAGCGCTGCAACGCGATCGCCAGATTGGTGTCGAGCGGCCAGAGCGGGTCCATCCGCAAATCTTCGATCACGACAGGTTCGGGCGCTTCGACTTCCGGAAATCGCTCAGCGAGCAGCGCGCCGAGCTTGGCGGTCGCGGCGTCGATGTCCTCATCCTTCATGAAGTGCGATGTGTAGGTGCCGTGATCCGAGAGGCACAGATTGTCGTTGACGAGGCTGGCCATGCCCGCCCAGCTGCCGCCGGTCGGGCGCAGCGCGTCGACCTTGCAGCGCAGCACCTCGTCCTCCGGCGCGTGCCGCAGGGCGTCGATGATCTCGACGACGCTCATCTCGCCCATGTCCTGGACGTCGAAGACCATGTCGGGCGTCAGGTCGTAGACGTGGCTATAGCCGGCGTCCGTGCCGCCACCGGGGCTGCGGCGCTCAAGGCCGCGATCGGTGAAGAACGCCGTGCAGAAGTCGCGGATCGCGTCGACCTGCGCGCGGCTGATCTCGGGCAGATCCATATAGGACGCGTCGAGCAGCGATTTCTCCGGCCAGCTATAGGCCGTGTTCGCATCGCGCTGGCCGTAGGCGGCGAACTGACAGCCGGCGCCAAGGATCTCGACGGCGAAGCCCTTGTGGTCCTCGGCGGCGCCGGGGGGCATGAAGTGCCCTGTCGTGCGCTTGCCGATCTTTTCCGCCGTACGGTAGACCCACAATTCGCGCGGCGGCATGCCGACGCGGACAAAGGGCGACTCGGCGACGAGCCCTTCGGCGACGACAGCGTCGAGCAGATCGTTGAGCAAATCCTTGTCGTCAATGTCCCAATCGAGGGCCACCACGTCGCCGCAACGGATGCCGGTGTCGAGAAAGGATTTGGAGCGCGCCCATTCTTTCGACTGGATGATCTCGGGCGTGACCTCAAGCGTGCTCCACTCGCGGATCAGGCACATTTTCCGTTGGTTGGCGAGCGGCGTGAAGCCGTTGTGGTAGAGCTTCAGGCGCAGCGCCGTGCGGTCTTTGTGGGCGTCGATTGTCATTCGGCGGCCTGCATCTTCTCAGCCACACGCGATTCCGCCGCAGCGATCCGCGCGTCGGCGATGTCGAAATAGCCTGCGTCCATTTCGATCCCGATGAAATTGAAGCCTTCCAGCACGGCACCGCGTCCGGTACTACCGCTGCCCATGAACGGGTCGAGCACCGTGCCGCCAGGCGGCGTGACAAGGCGGCACAGATAGCGCATGAGGTCGGTCGGTTTCACGGTGGGGTGCGTATTCTTGTAGGCGGTTGTGCGCCCTTCGCTGATGCTGGACGGCTTGCCGCTCGTGCCGTTGGCCGTCGCGAAGGTGACGACCGGCTTTTCTTTGGTCGTCATGCCGTCGTCGCGGTCAGCTTTGCTAGCCTTGGCGCAATAAAAATAGCGCGCGGCGGAACCGGTTGAACCTGCGTGGCCTTTTTCATCACGCAATTCGAATTTGCCGAAGGCGTTTTTGGTCTTCGGTTCATTCCGATGGCCGTTGAATGTTCCGACAGTAGTTACCGGGAACGCCTCAACGACCTCGTCGCTGCCGTCGTGGATGACGTTAGCAGGCCAGCGCCCAACCGGGTCATAGTTGTCTCGGTCTTTGTCGTATTTGCCAAAGACCTGATTGGTCATAGGGCCGCTACCGAAATCCGCGTGCTGGTTCTTCGTTTTGGCCTCTTGCTCATCGGCTTTTCCGGCGAACGACACACGGCATCCATCGATATTCAGCGCCCCGACGCCATACGCCGCGAGGTTCGCTGGCACCGTGCCGATCAGCGGCTTGCGCGCCATGACAATCGGTTCATGCGCGGGCTTGAGGGCGGTGCCCCAGCCTTCCCAGTCACCGTCTTGGTTGGACGATTTCGGAAAGCCGCTGCCGTATATCCACATGATCTGGTCGCGGATTTCAAAGCCTGCGTCCTCGATGGCAACGGCCATGCGATGATAGGTTCGTGACCCGCCGAAGCTCAGCAAATGACCACCGGGCTTGAGCACGCGCAGGACTTCCCGCCAGATGTCGGCACCCGGAACATCATAGTCCCAATGCTTGCCCATGAAGGCGAGCCCGTAGGGCGGGTCGGCGACGACGCTATCGACGGAATTGTCCGCCAGCTCCTTGAGGACAACGCGGCAATCGCCCTCGATCAGTTCAACGGTCATAGGCGGTTCCTTTCAGGTGTGGCCCGCGGGGGCCGGGGCAGTCTAGGCTGATTTGGTGTAGTACCAGGAGGTCGAGACTTCGGCCGCTAAAGGCAGTCCTTCGGTCCAATCCCAGCCCCTGACCATAGTTTCGTGCAGGCGTTCTGCAAAGGCCCCAGCGCTAGTCTCGTCGACCTCGCCGCCTACTTCATCATGTGTGTGGAGGACGATTTGGGCCTCTTTCTCCTCAACATCTAGCCGCACCAAGGTCTGGCGAAGAATCGACGCCGCCGTGGCCTGCGTGCAGTTGTGAACAAGGAACGGAACGCCGTCGCTATCAAACACCGTAAAGCGGTTGCGCGGGCCGCAGTTGAGCAGATCGTAGACTTTTACCGATACCGGTTGTCGTAGGCCGGGGGTAAGAATAGCTCGCTCGTCGCCCAGCCGTGGTCCAGTCTGTAAAGCAGCGTCGTCACGCCTATCCCGCTCACTTCCGAGGCTTCGATTACCAGCATGCGGCCCTTCGGCGTGTCGACCATCCGGTTCTGTCGGGTGTTCCGCATCTGCTCGCGTCGAGTCGCCCAATAGCAGTTCGTCGGTTCGTAACTCCCGTGGTTGTTCGACCGCTCGATCTGAAGCCCCGATCGATAGGTCGGGCCCATATCGGTCCAAAAGGTCTCGAACGATTGTAGCCACTGGGGGCAGACCGTGATCCCGCGCCCACCGTAGTTCTTCCACGCCTGATGGGTTGGTAGGGTACAACGATCGACCATTGAGCGCCACACCGAGTATGCCGGATGTTGAGACATACCGTGGGAACGACGCGCGGCCGCTCGCAGCTCCTTGGTTCTGCAACCACAGTTTGTAGGCGACGGCTTTCGATTGCTCCTGAAGCCATCGGTAGGCACCTCCAATTCTCTCCCGCAAACGCAGCGCGCCCACCAAATGGCCTTTTTGCCGTGGCCCGCCGTCCGATCTGAAGGTTTCAGCATCGTTAGGAAGCCAAACGTCTGCCCGGTCATATCGCGAACAATCTTCCGCTTTTTTCCAGCCATCTACGATCCTCACCAAGTGATCGGGGGTCAAACGAACACCCCACTTATCGATGACCGGCTGAATGCCTTTCAGGATTAGCTTGGAGTGCGGAACCCATTCAATACCGTCCCACAATAGGTCGGTCCCTTGAACCATGTCAAGGCGAACAATACCGCGCCTCGTAAGAACCGGGGTATCGCCGGCCAAACAATTCTCAATCTGGAGCCCGTCCCACAGGTGCCGGTAGCCCATACCGTTCAGATAAGTTATCGCGTCCTGCATTTTACCGAACTTCTCCACTCGAGAAATCTTGGCTTTTGGATACACGATAGGTCGCCCATCTGGCAGGTACGCGACCAATGTCCCGCCCATCAGACCAGGTACAAACTGGTATTGGATACGCCCAGCTTTCAACATATCGCCGGGCTGGCGCATCGCCGAGAACGCGGCCTCTTCGCACTTCACGCCAAACCGCTTGTTCCAGCGGTTACGGTCGCGCCAGCCGTCGACCCACGTCTTGGCTTCTTCGTTCGACAGCCGGATGCCGTAATTCTTGGCCATCGCCTTGAGCGCACCGACCGAGCCGCGGAAACCCAGCGACAGCACCATGACCTTACCGCCCTGGCGGTACGCCTTCGCTTCCGGGTCGCCGTTCATATAGCGCTCCCAGAGCACGTCCGGGTAGACCTTGAACACCTGCGCGGCGTTCAGCACGTAAACGTCCGGTTTGGTCTTGTCGACGTCGCTCTCACGGAACGGCACCAGTACCGCCTCCTCGGCGTCGCGCGTCGCGGCGAGCCACGGCGTCACGCGCGCCTCGATCGCGGACCAGTCGCCCCAGACCAGCAGCTTGCCCATCGGCGCGATAAAGGTCGGGCGGATCAGCTTGGCGAGGACAGACGACACCGGCCCGATCTCGCGCAGCTTCTCTATAGGTACGTTAGCTGCGACCAGATCAAGTACATCTAGCTCATTCTTCAAGTAATCACGCGGCAAATTGTGTATCTGTGTTCCGCGGGAACTATAGCGCCCCGTTTGCCCCGCGCCGTTAAATACATACGAGCCAGTAAGTCTACCGTCTACACTTTGGTCGAGGATCTTCTGGAACTTCAACGCCGACGACGACCGGCCAAATTGAAGAACTTCGATCAGATCGATGACCTCGTCCGCCGGCGGCGTATCGCTCGTCTGGAATTCTTCCAGCAAACGCGTCATGATCGTCTTGTCGCCGGTGAGATTGGTGACGTACCCCTCGTCGTCGCGCTTCTTGACCATCAGTTCGGCGAGGTCGTCAGGCAGCCGATCGTAGACCCACTGGTTGATCTGGGCGGTGAAGCTCGGGCCGGCGATGGCGCCGCCAGTGATTTCCTTGACGCGCTCGACGACATAGGCGGCCTCCTCGACATGGTAGGTCGCCGCGCCGGCGCACACGTCGAGATCGGCGAGCATACCGCGGTCATTGATCTTCTCGGAGACCCAGTATTCCGCCCACTCCTGCGCGTCCAAGGGCCGCGTGCACTTCCACACGTCGCGCATCAATTCCGTATCCTGCACGGAATAGTCGAGATAGAGCGCCCAGGCGTCGATGGCCGTCTGCACGGCCTTCTCGCGTGAATAGCCCTTGGCCATCAGCGCCGCAATGTCGGCGGGCGCGCCGGGCAGCGGCTGGGCCGCGTCGGCGAAACGCTTCATGATCGCCTTGCCGCCAATGGTTTTGGTGCCGAGCCCCAGTGCCCGTCCGGCGAAATCGAGGCCGCCCGGAAGATTCGATGCCTGCGCTTGGGCCTGGTTGTCCAGGACACGCTCGAGCGGCAAATGCGGGAAACCATAGTCCGGCGTCGCGATCTGCTGCCATACATTTCGGTCAAACGCCGCGTTGTGTGCGACGACATAGCCGTCGGGCTGTTCAAGATGCGCTCGGATGTCGTGCGGGGCCGGCCCGTGCGCGAACATCCGGTTGTAGACGTAGGCCCATACATCGACGTTCAGGTGGCGGCTGATGTCCGGGCACCAAAGCTTCACCGGCTCGTCATCGACGGCCCAGGACAGGAGCAGCGGTTGCGTGCTCGGGTCGAGCACGTATTTAAGCGTGCCGGTGACCGTCAGGTCGAGCGCCGAGCGCGTCTCCCAGTCGAAGAAGCAGAAGCTCATGCTGCGGTACTCGCCAATCTAATCAGCAAATCGCGGAATTCGGGCGGGGTATGGATGCGCGGCGTGCTATTCGTCCCTCCGCCGCGGGCCCCCACTTCGCCGAGACGCTTGGCGCGTTTCAGGCCCATGCGCGCCACCACAGCCGGGTCGTACTTAGCTTCGGTATGCCCCCAGCGTAACTCCAGGCGCTCGGTGCGCACAGCATAGATAAGTGTCGGCTTGCGAGCATAATGCCCGTATTGCCCCTGCTCGACACAGCAGGTCCAGCCGTAATTGTCGGCTTTGATCCAGCCGCCCGCGCGCGCAGGCACGGTCAGGCCGAAGTGAGGCCACGCATGACTACCCCATGGGTGCTCGAGCACACCGCCAAATTCGCGAACAGCCGCGAGCGCGGCTTTGAAGCACCCGTTGTCGTCGCCCTTTATTTTACGCACGCCGGTACGCTTTACGGTGAGCGGTTGGCCGAACCACATTTTCCCCCAGCGCTGGCAAGGCGGGTGCGCAACCACCGGCCACGGCCCGGCGTACAGGCGTGCGTCACGTACTTCGTCCCACGGATCAATATCTGGCAGACCAAAATATGCGCCGTTAGTTTCGACGTACAAAGCTGCAATCACGGTGGTTCCTTTCGAGAAGGCGTCGGGACCGGCGGCGGATCAAGACAACCGCCGGTCCCGTCGGGTCCGTCGCTGGACCTACTCGTCGGTCTCGGCGTCCGCGGGGGACGCGTCGCCGAGAGCCTTGGAGTAGACATGCACAAGCGCGTCCTGTTCGTCGCGCTTGGCCTTTTCCATGGCCCGCCGCCGGATGATGATCCGCATGATCTTCGGATCGAGCCCAAAAGCCTTGGCCTCGTCGAAAATCTCCTTGCGGTCGTCCTGCAGGGCGCTGATCTCCTCGTTCATCCGTTCGATGCGCTCGACAAGCGCCCGAAGCTGGCCATGCGCCGGCGCGGCGTTGGTCGCCGCGTCGTGCTCGAGGTCACCCTTGGCTTTGCCCGCCATGGCTTAGCGCCGCATACGGCGGCGCGGCGCGGCGGCTTCGGCCTGGGCGGCCTGTTCCGCAGCGTAGGCGCTGTCGATGTCGTCGGGCTCGCCAGCCGGCGCGGCCGCGCGGGTACGCGGAGCGGCGGCTGTCATGGCTTCCGGCGTGTCGTCCGGCTCGTCGGTGATGGGCGCGCCGTCGTCGATGGCCCGCCATTCCTTGATCGTGAACACCGGGTTGTGGATCCAGCCGTACTGCTTGTGCTTGTACTTGTCGAAGCCGAGCTGGCCGACCGGGACGATCTTGTCGGGGTCCTTGGCCAGCTGCTCGAGCAGGGCATTGGTGATCGAGCCGAACATCTTCATGGCGCCGGTCGAGGACTGCTTGTACTCGACCTGCGTACCGGCGTCTTCGCCGGACACGCACGCCAGTTCGATCGACTGCTGGCGCTGGTAGACCAGTTGTTCGGCGCGGCCGGTCTTCTTGTCGGGCGTGCCCATCGGCAAGGTCGGCAGCGAGGCAACAGCCGGGAGCGGCTGGTTGATCGACACCATGATTTCCTGCACCGGCGCACCGCCGGCATTGGTGTCCCATGCCACCCAGCCATGCTTGATCGACGTCGGGTTGACGGCCCACAGGCTGTCAGGCTCGACGACGGTCTCTTCCTGGCCGAACAGCCAGTCGCCGTTGTTCTTGTCCATCTTCAGGAACGCCTTGTCCCCGCCGGTGGGCAGCGACATGACGGCGTTGGTGAGGGACTTGGCGAGGTCGTCCCGGTTGATCAGACCAAAGCCGGTCTGCGGGCGAACTGCGATATCATTCATACTCTTCGCTCTTTCTCTTCTCTGTCAGCCCTTGGGCTGTGCCGCGGAAGCCGCCGCGGCGCCGGATGCCGGCTTACGCCGGAATGTCATCGTGCCGACAGGCGGTCGGCGAGCATTTTCAGGGCGTCGGGGGCGACGGCCACGGCGGGCCGCTTGTCGCTTTCGGGCGCGAGGGTGGTGCCGCTCGACTTAGCGTCGACGAGCGCCTTGGGAAGTTCAGCAGGAAGTCCGGCGGCCTTCAACGCCTTTTCTGCCTGCGCCGGCGAAATCAGCTTCTTGACATAGCGGTCGGCGGCGGGAAGGCCGACCTTGGCCAGGTAGCGCAGCGTCTTGTCCTCGTCGACCCAGTTGCGCGTCGCGCGGCCATTGACCAGCTTCCAGCCGGGAATCGGCTGGCCCTGCTCAAGCAGGCTGTGCGCCATCTCCTTGAGCGACTTGCCCAGTTCGATCATGGCGTCGGCATAGGGCAGCTTTTCGGCCAACTGCGCGGCCAGTTGATCGGGCGTCAGCGCCAGCGTATCGGCGGCGAGGTTGTTGTAGAGCGGGCACCCGATCTTGCCATTGCAGAAGCGACAGTGCGGGCCGAGCTTGAACGGCGCGTCAGGCTCGAGCGCCCGCGCCACGGCGCGCTTCAGATCGATGGCGAACGCCTCGAGCTGCAGATAGCTGGTCATCCAGCGCGTCATCGGCTCGCCGTCGTTGACGCGCGGCGAAATGATGAACAGTTCAATCGGCTTGTCGCGCGAAAAGAATTTGCTGGTCGGCTCGGTGTGCGCCGCTGCATAGGCGTAGTAGAGCAGCTGGACGTTCTCTTCGGCGAGCACCGGCACGCCGCGCCCGAGTTTCCAATCGATCACCACCGTCCGGTCACGGGCCGAGCCGACGATATCGACCGTGCCGAAGGCGCCCTCGATGCCGGGGAAAACGACGCGCTGTTCGTTGTAGTAGTCGATGCCGCCCAGTTCCTTGTCGAGCGTGTCGAAAATCTCCAGCGCCGGCGCAATCGCCTCGTCGAAGAACTCCTCGGTGATGACGATGCCGTTGAAAGTCAGGTCGATGACGTCACGGTCCTTTTCGGTCTTGCCTTGCAGGATCATGTCGATCGCCTCATGACCTGCCGTCCCCTCCTCGGCAAACTCACTGGACTTGCCCGGGTATTTTTCGCAGAGCAACATGGAGCCGGGGCATTCGAGAATACGCTTGGCCGAGGACCCACCGACGCTGGAATGGGCTCGGGCGCTATGGTCGATGACGGCGAGGTCGGTGGTCATTCGGGCGATCCTTCGATCTGGCGGACGGGGAGAAAGGGCAATGTGAGGCGCCCGAAGCTGTCACCGACCGGTGCCGGCATGCCGCCGATGTCGATGGCGTCCCACGACAGATTCGGGGCGCTCGTGCCGCCGCCAGCGTGGAGGCGCACGAACCCATTGCCAAAGCCGGCGTAGACGTCGATGCCGCGGCGGTAGACCTTGGCCTGGCGGTAGACGCCGCGCGTGCGCAGGATGACGGCAGCGTCATCGATGACGTGAAAACGGTCCATCAGGCGACCTCCTCTTCATTTTCGGCGGGGGCTGCGTCGAACAGGGCGCGGAAATCCGCGTCGTCCATGACGCTGGCGTGCAGGTCATCGCCGGTGAACACCAGCCACTGGCCGGGATAGGCGATCTGGCGAGGGGCTTCGCCATGATAGGCGATCCACTCTCCGCCGGAATAGACGATGCGCCGCTCATCGATAGCGCGGCGGATGAACGTCGCGCCGGTGTGCGTGCCGGGGATCTGGCCGGTCGCGGTCAGACGCACGGCACGAATGGTCAACGGCCGGCGCTGGTAGGTGTATGCGTTCTCGAAGCTCATTTCGAAGAGCCCTCCACACGCGCATCGATTCGCTTTTCGACGCGGGTCGCCAGACGATGCAGGTGCCGCGCCAGACGGTGCGCGCTAGCCGGCGTCAGTCGTTCGCTCGAAGAAGTGTTTAGGTCTAGCAACACGGCGTTCTCCATTTCTGACACAACGACTTTCTTCCATTGCGAGACATCGACGACAACGCCGCCGACCTCTCGAATATCGATCTCGGATAGGCTCATTTGGCGGTCCCTTTCTTCTTGCGGTTCTTGCCGAAGCCGCGGCCCTTGGCCGTCTCGGACAGGTGGATGGAATAGGCCGGGGCGACCATCGGGTATTGCGGCGGGAGGCCCCATTTGACGCGGTACTGTTGCGGCGTGAGGCCGTGCGCCTTGAGATGGAGGACCAGCGATTTGTAGAGCCGGCCATTCTCGAAGCTGCGCAGTGTCCAGCCGTCGGGGCTGATGCTGGCCTTGATCTCGTCGGCGAGCAGCAGGCGCCCGTCCGGCACGGACTGCACCAGATCCTCTTCGCGCAGCGCGACGGCGTACAATTCGCCCATGTTCTCGACCGACGCGATATCGGTCTCCTCGAACCCGGACAGCTTCTGGGCCTTGATCAGCGTGTCGGCGGCGACGAACCGCGCGACGGGCGCCGGCCCGGCGCCGGTGATGCGATAGAGGTTCATGCGCTGTCCTTGCGATGCGACGGCCGGCGGCCCTGGGGCTTGGTGAAATCGGCTGTCTGCAGCAGCCCGTTGGCGTAGTCTGTCGCCAGCGCCTCGACGACAGCAGCGCGGCTGATGCCGTGCCGCTGTGCGATGCCGTCGATGATCGCCAGCTTGCTTTCATAGATCAGCAGATGGATATCGAGCTTGTCGCCGCGGGCGGCGTGGTCCAGTGCGCTCAACGGGCTGGGCTCCTTGTGTGCAGTTGAGGCTTGACCTTTACCGCGTCGCGTGTTAGTTGTCAACCATAAACATGGAAGGAACCCAGACACCGTGAAGCACCTTGGAAACCTGACCGTCACGCCGGAGAACGCCCTGAGCTTCCCGGCGGTGAGCGAGATCTACGGGCATCTGACGATCTCTGTTGAAACAAATCTTACCGCGCCGAACCTGACGATGGTGCGCGGGTGGATAACGATTCTTCATGGCGGCGTGCTAACCGCCCCGCGACTTGGTTTGATCGACGGCTGGCTGACGATTCGCGGGTACAGCACCCTCGCGGCGGACAATCTGACCGAGATACGCGCCGACGCGACCATTGATCTTGATGAGTCTCTACGCACACCGAAATTGGCAGAAGTCGGTTCTCTCTGGATCAAAAACAGCCGTGGTAACGGAGGTGGCTATGTGCTGCCGAACCTGTCTCTGGTTCGCAATGCACTGACCTTGGCCCCGATGACCAGTCTCATCATGCCCGAACTTGAGCGTATCGGCGGCTCGCTGACCCTGCGCGCCAATGCCGAACTCAACGCTCCGAACCTGCAACACATCGGCGGCTACGCCGATATCGACGAGACGGCGACGATCGTCGCGCCGAAGTTCACTAATGCCCCGTAAGCCGGCGCTCGAAATCACGCTCGAGACCCGCTGCGTCGCGGCCGTCGAGGCGCGCGGCGGGCTGGCGCTCAAGCTCCAGATTCCGGGCGTGCGGGGCTTTCCGGACCGATCGATCCTGATGCCCGGCCAGCCGGTCTGGTTCGCTGAGCTGAAGCGCCTCAAGACGGGGCGCGTCAGTGCCCAGCAGGAAGAATGGGCGCGGCGCCTGCGCGCGCTCGGCTACGCCGTGCATTTCATCGATACCTGGGAGCAGTTCGTGCAGGCGCTCGACGTCGCGGCGCTCGCGAGCTGGCCGTCGTCCCTAACCCCCTCAGATGAACGAAAGGATGAGAGATGAGCCTGACGATTGGCGAGACGGTGCCTGCGATTGTCGGTGCGCCAAGCGATGAAAGCCAAGAGCAACGAGCGCGCCGACTGTTCGATGAAATGGCCCGGAACATTGGGCGCGAGGCGGTCAATCACCTTAAGACCATGTACCCAGACATCATATCTGAACGCGGTCACTCGTCCAAGTCTTGGGAGACATCGCTGGTCAACACTATCCGAAACGACATCAATTGGCGAATGCGCCCCCTGCTGATGGCGCTGATTGCGGTGCATCAAGAATGGGAAGAGGACACCCCATGACCACAGATAGCATGGTGGAGAAAATGGCGAGGGCGATTGCGCGAGGGCTCGGCTACGAGTGGGACACGCTCTACGCCAGCAAGGGTGAATGGACGAAGGACAGGGGCTCTCGCCACGACATCAACGTGCCGTATAAGCCCGACTTCATCGACGCTGCCCGCGCCGCTCTTGAAGCCATGAGAGAACCGACCGTTCACCAGACGTATGCGATGCACGAAGTTGTTCGATACGACAAAGACGGGGACGTAGCCAATTGCGCAGAAATGTTCACCGCCGCAATCGACGCAGCTCTTAAGGAAGGGGAATAGGGGATGGCCGTCCTAGCAATTGCAGTCGTCGGATGCGCGGTAGCGTTCGGCATTGCTGCCCTTGGCATTAGCCTTGGCGACCTATTCTGATCTCCCTGCATGAAGGTTGACGCCGCATGACCGGACGTCTGCGCCCCTACGAGGCTCTTGACGAGATGCAGCAGCGCGCCATCGACGCGCTGTACAACCACGACGAGCAGTTGGCGCTGCTCGAGACGGGCTTCGGCAAGACGGTTGTTGCCATGACCGCCGGCGAGGAACTGCGCGCGGCGGGCGTCATCAAGCGCCCGATCGTCTTTGCACCGCTGCGCGTCGCGCAGAATACGTGGCCGTCCGAACGCGAAGAATGGGCGCACCTCCAGCACGTTCCGATGGTCGAGTGGGGCGGCGCGCCGGAAGACTGGGCCGACAGCCTGTGGAAAGAAAGCCGGGTGCTGTACGGCCAGCGCCTGTGGCTGGAGCAGCGCCTGCCCAGGATCGTCGACGTCATCAAACGCCGCGAATTCGAACACCGCCTCGCTGACGTGTCGGCGCAGGAGCGCAAAGTGAACACGCTGATCCGGCGCACGGAGCCGCCTGAAGCCTGGCACGTCACCTCATTCGAGAACATCGAATGGTTCTGCGACCTCTACGCGCCCGGCGAAAGCCCGTTCGACCTGTGGATCATCGACGAGACCGGCCGTGTGGCGCGCAACCCCAAGAGCCCGCGCTACAAGGCGCTCAAGAAGCACATGCCCAAGGCGAAGATTCGCTGGGGGCTCAACGCGACGCCGGCGCCGGAGGGCTGCGAGGATCTGTTCGGGCAGGTGCAGATCGTCTGCGGCAAGCACCTATGGGGGTCGAGCTTCTATCAGTGGCGCCAGCGCTATTTCGTCCCCGCAGACTACATGGGGTATTCCTGGCGGCTGCAGCTGGGCGCGTTCGACCTCCTGATGCGCGACCTCAACAGCGTGGCGTTCCGCGCTCCGGCAACAGCCTACACCAAGAACGCGACCGTGCGCGAGATCGCCGTCGATCTGCCGCCCAAGGCGCGCAGCGCCTATGAGGAAATGGCCAAGACCATGGCGGTCGAACTGGCGGCGCTGCAACTGGGCGACGACCTCGATCCCGTCGTCGCCATGAGCGAGGCCGCCGCCGCGCAAAAGCTGCGCCAGATCGTCCAAGGTTACCTCTACGAGGTCGACGCTGATGGCCGGCGGACCGTGCATCATATCCACGACGAAAAGACCGAGGCGCTGGCCGAGTTGATCGATTCGATGGGCCGCGAACCGCTGCTCGTCTGCTACCAGTTCGACCAGGACCTTGAGAATATCCGCAAGATTTTCAAGAACGTCCCCTATATCGGGCAGGGCGTCTCGGCGTCGACGGCCACGGACCACATCGACCGCTGGAACAAGCGCGAACTGCCGGTGCTGGCTGCACACCCCCTCAGCTTTTCACATGGCCTCAACCTGCAGTATGGCGGCCATCACATCGCTTTTTTAGCTCTTCCGTGGTCCCTGGATGGCTACAAGCAGTCCGTCGAACGTCTCGACCGCCGCGGCCAGACGCAGCCGGTCTACAGCCACCACATCCTGGCGCGCAACACGATCGACCAGAAGGTCTCCGCCGCGCTGGTCGAGAAGGACGACGCCCAAAACCGCCTGATCGCCGCGATCCGCCGGATCTGACGTCCGCGCCAATGCAAAGGCCCCGGCGGGTGTGTCCTGCCGGGGCCTCATGTCAGTGGTTCGACAAAATCGTGGTCCAGAGGGCATCACCTGCCTTTCTTTTTCGGCCGGCTCTTGCCGGCGACGTTGAGGGCGATTGCAACGGCCTGCCGCTGGGGCTTGCCCGCGGCCATTTCCGTCTTGATGTTGGCACCGATCGTCTTTTGGCTTCCGCCTTTCTTGAGGGGCATGTTCAGGTCTCCTTGGTCTGGCTTCGGGGTGTCATAGGCCCCATGACGTCTTCCAGCAACTTTCGAAGCACGACGTTTTTTATAACGGCCGTGCCGAGTCTGGTAGGCCGCTGTCGCCAGAACTGCCCCCACGTCAGGGCATTGCCATCATTGTCGTGCGTAGCCAGATACACCAGCGCCTTGGCGCCTTCCTCGTCGGTCACCTCTTTGCGAACATGGCCGCGCGGTGCGTCGGCGGGCAGGGCCTTGAGGCGGTCGATGATCTCCTGCCCGTAGACGTCGAGCGCGCGTTCGGGGTTGCCGCCGTGCACCGAGCGCGCCAGGGCAAGCGCTTCGCCCATGACGCCGGTGATCTGCCAGAGCGTGTAGGCGCGCGGCGTCACTTCGGCCATTTCGACAGCTCCATGCGCAGATCATCTCGAGCGCGCATGGTCTTGCCTGACCATAGCCCGCCGTGGTTGACCTCGGCGTCGTCGAGCAGTTCGATCAGCTTGCGCGCCTTGGCGACGAGCGCGGCCGGGTCGAGCATGATCGTCACCACTGTTCCGCTATCGTCGATCTGGAGCGTCGGTGGGTTTTCGACGTCAGTCATTGGGCGTCCTTACTTTCGTATTGGTCTTTATCCAGCGCCACAGGGCGGGCGTCGGGCCGACGGCCTTGACGTGCACATAGAAGCCGTTCGGATCCGCCGGGTGGCGCACCGGGCCGTCCTTCATGGTGGCGAGGCTCTGCCCGTCACGCGGGCCGCCCTGGCACAGGCCACTACGGACATTCATCGCGACATCACTTTCCTGAAATTGAGGTTGGGCCCGAGCGGCGAGGTGCTGAGGCCCTGGCGCCCGACGGCGGTGAAGCGCAGGGCCTCATTGGGATCGGCGGTCCAGAGGGCCACGCCCGCCGTGGGCCAGAGCGCGCGCAGGAAGGGCTGCAGGCGGTCAGGACCTTCGGCGATGAAGCAGAACGCGGCGGATTGCGGTACGCTCATGACACGGCCTTCAGAATGAACGCCGCGATATGCCGCCCGGTCCCTTTTCCAACAGACCCATCCTCGGTTACCAACCAACGGACATCGCCGAGATTGCGGACTTCGGCGTGGTCCCCCAGTATCTCGCGGAGGATCATCAGCACCCATTTGTCTACGGGGTAGACCAGAACGACGGTCTTGCCCTTGCGGTGCTCCTCGATTGCCTTCCGAACCCACGCCGTTGGACCTTTCTTCTTGCCCTGATGCGTGATGGACCCGAACGGCGGGTTGACGTAACTGGAGCGCCCCCATTCACACGTCAGGCCATCAAAGCCCTCGGGGAGCGGGAAAGGGCATGGGTCAAAGTCGAAGTGAAATTCGGCGTCCAACTCAGCGTAGAGTTCTGGCGGCGTCAGCCAGTAATGCTTACCATCGTCGCCGTTGCCGACATGGAATTTGTTCTCGGCTGGCGCAAGTTGATTTTGATGGCTATTCATCGTAGCATTTCCTCCAAAAATATAGCTTCTGGTCAGGATCGATCTTTGCCGAGCAACGGGCCGCCTTGGTATTTTGCATAGACGCCGCTCACATATCGGATGACAGTACCGCCGCCGCCACATGTGGGGCATTCGTCGGGGATATGGTAGCCGACAAGCCCCGAACCAGAACACGTCCAACACCTTACCCGCTCAAAATCTTTTAACCGTTTTGTTACGGCGGATCGCGATGGCATTCGATCGGTTCCTTTCGAAGAAGATGGTGTGAAATCCATGGGCTCAGGCGATTTGACCGTTACGTGGACGCGCCTCTGGAACGCGCTGGAAGGGCGGCATCGCCTGTTTCGAGTTAGTCGGACCTTCCCATGGTTGCCCGCGCGGAACCTCCCTTCCACTGGAAATGTGCAGGCGCCGGTGAGATCGTCACTGGGCTTGGGGGAGGGGATCGTTCGACCTCTCCCGGCGCCTGCTGGGCCCACCACCGACGCAGGAGACATACGGTGGCGGGGTTTATGGTCGGGGTGGCAGATCTGAACCTGCGACCTCCAGCTCCGCATGCTGGCGCTCTCATCTGAGCTACACCCCAAGCTCGCGGTTCAACAGCCGGGAATCAATCCCACCTGTCGACCCGATAGCTGGTCCACTGTCCGCCGGACTGAGCGCGGACAACGATACTGATGGCCTGCCCTTTACGGGCATCGTAGCCGGCCGCGGCGTCGCCGTCACGGACAAGTTTCGCGCTGCGCGAGTAGGCTTCGATCGTCGCGCGAACAGCGTGCAGATCGTCCTTCAGGCATTCCGGAAACAGGGCGTTTCCGACATTCGTCGTCGTGTCCTTGGCGCCCTCGATCAACAGGACGACGCCGTCGCCGAGGAACGGCATCGGGCGCGACCCCCACAAAGGCGGAAGCGGAACGATAGCCGGGACGCGCGTCCATGTCGGCGACAGCCCCCATTGAATCGCCTGGCTCCCGCCCGGATAGACGTACCAGGCCACCGGGTTGCGCTCGTCGTCGCGATCCCATTTCAAGATCGGCGGCGCGTGCGGATGCACAGCCGTCGTCAACGCAAGAAACGCCCCGCGCGATGGCACCTGCAGGTCGATTGCCTCCGCCGTCGGCAACACGACACGGAAAAACTTCTCCCACGTCATGGTGATCGTCGGCAAGTTGACCGGCGGAACCGTGCGGTAGCTCTGCCTGGGCTTCAGATGTGCAAAAACCCCTCCGGAAACCGGTGCGCTTTCACCGGTTTCCTGCCAGATCGCGTAGCGACGCACCTCGTCCAGATGGGCGAAACGACGCTCGAGCGAAGGGGCGAGCCCCATCTTGTCGAACAGCATCTCGGCCGCGCGGATGTTGCCGGCGGACGGCGGTGCCTGCGGGCGCTGATAGGCGAGCGGCGCGAGCTTGGCGTCGAAATTGCGCTTGATCGTGGCGAACGACTTGCCAGCGGCAATGTCCTCGAGCAGCGGCCCGATCACCGACGCGCGGGGATGGCAATACCCCTCGGGGGCGGTTGCCACGGCCAGCCACAAAAGATTCTCGCCGGCTCGTCCCTTCGGGCGATCATGCAGCGCGCGCAGCCATTTCACGGGCCCAACGAACTTTTCGCTGCGCGCCAGCGTTTCCGCTGTGAACAGGCGCATGGCTTCGTCGAGCATCGGTCGTGTGAATTCGGTCAGCACCGTCGCGACAGTGCGGAAGTTCTCCTTGACCGCCGCCGACGCCTGGAACGCCGTCAGGGCGCGCTCACGGTAGACCATCGCGGCCGGAGGAACGACGCTCAGATGCGACCAATCGCCAGTGACGGGGTTACCCCACACCGTTTCGGTCGTCAGGAACAGGTTCTCGATGCGCGCCTTGCGGACGCGTGCAAACAGCGCCTTGAAGGCCGGGCGGTAGAAATCCGGGACGCCGTCGGGGTTCCACATGACCGGTGTCAGGCTGCCGTCGGCTTCGACCTTGACCAGATTGCCATAGGTGCCGATGAAACGGCGGCAGCAATGGCACGTATGCACCTGACGCTCGGCCGGGAGCATGTCGAGATAGAGGTCGTTCAGCCCGGCGGCGTCCGTCGTGAACAACGGCACGCCCGATGCAACCGCTGCGTTGAAGCTGGCGCGAACGCTGGTCAGCAGCGCGCTGTAGTCGTGTTCATGATCATGGGTGGGCGCGCTGGAAAGTGCGGTGACTTTCTTCTTGGCGCGATTCGGATGTGCGATCATCCGTCATCTCCTGCCCCTGACATGCCGAGGCGCGCAATCTGGTGCCAGATCATGGATTTGAACCATGGGCCTTCGCCTTACGGGGGCGCTGCTCTACCACTGAGCTAATCCGGCGAGATTGTTCCTACCGCATCGAATCGGGGCTGTCAATAACCTAAAGCACTTGACCTATAACTTTTATCGGTGCTAAAAGCGCGGTCCATGACCAGCTCGCGTAAAAACGGCCGGCCGCCCATGGACCGCCGCGCGGTTGCCGCGTGGCGGCACTATCGCGGGCACATCGATTCGCTGAGCCGTCTGGCCCGGCATGTCGGCGTGTCGCAGCCGGCGGTCGTCAAATGGCAGCAGGTGCCGAAAGAGCGCCTGGCTGTCGTCGCCGCCTATATCGGCATCCCGGCGCATCTGCTGCGCCCCGATCTCGACCCCTTCTCTTCCCTCGACGCCAAAGGACAATAAATGGCCCCTGTTTCCAAGACGACCGCCGCGCTGTTCGCGGACCTCACCGCCTACGCCGCCAATCTGGGCGACGTGCCCTATGACAAGCTCCTGTCGACCGCCGCCGAGGCCGGCTGGACTTACCGCCTGACGCAGCGCGAACTGACGACCCCGCCGGGCGGCGGCACGCTGCTGACCTTCGACGTCCATGTCGGGCGCGACGGCGTGCTCGAGTTCTTCGACAGCGTCTCGATCGGAATCCCGCCCAATAATGGGCTCTATCCGGTGTCGCTGATCGCGCGCGCCCAGATCATCCCGACACTCATCCACCTGTTCTTCAACCGCCTGCCGCCGCTGGCCGCGCAGCCGCCCAAGCCGGTGACCGTCGACACCACCGACACTGCGGGCGATATCGTGCTGCCGGGCGAAAACGCGCCTGACGAGGTGGCGCGTCTCGAGGTCATCGCCCGGCGTGAGCCGGATGGCGTGCCGATCTTCAAGGACCTCTACGCCATGGGCGAGCCGACGAACGAGGTCATCGACGCCGTGCTGGACGAATTGGACGATTTCCTGCAGCGCGCCTCGTCGGTCGAGCAGATCGACGCCATGGGCCGCAAGAACCCTGGCGTCATTTCGTTCGTCAAGGATCTCGGCACGCAGGCGGACGTCGACGACTTCATGCGGATGGTCAATGAGCGGCGCAATGTCCTCGCGCCGCCGCAGCTCACCGCGACAGCACCGCGCCGGCGTGGCACGGCCGGGCGCAGTGTGAACTGACGCCTCTTGCCTTCCGCCCCGACATCGGCTATAGAGCCGGGGCCGGGGTGGTGCCCGGCGATCAGAGCTTTGCTCCGTCTCCGGACGTAGGTACAGGTCTGGTTCCTTTCGAAAGGCCGCCCTACGGGGCGGCCTTTTTCGTTGGCTCAGATGTTCGCCAAGTCATCGTCATATGAGCCTGACTCCAGTACGCGTTCAAGCCAGTTCCGCCTGTGCGCCAGTCGCGCCTCGAGATTGCGGTCGCGTTGCATGCTGATCTTGGCCGACAGCGAAAACGACGCGTAACTGGCGAGATCCGGATCGAGCCGGTCGACCCATGTTTCCTGGCGCAATCGCTGCCGCTGCGCCGCGGTCAGCCCGCCGAGCAATTTCAGAAGATTCCGCTCGCGCGTCAGGCCGAGTGCCATTGACGACGCGTCCTGCGGCGCGCCCCCTGAGGACAATCCGCCAAATCCGCCCATGCCCGCCGAGAGCGGGCGACCGATGCTTAATCCGGCCAGCTCTTCGGCGGTCTTTTTGAGCGCGGCGGGGGCGGCGACAGCCGCCCCGCCCATAAATCCGAAAAATGTCCTGCGCTTCATGGCGTGTTTCCTTTTCTGAGGCTGAACAGTTCGTCGTCGATGCGCTCGAGCAGATCGGCGTGCGCCGCGCCGAGGGCGATCTCGGTGCGCAGGCGCAAGAGGGCATCGATGGCCTGCTGTGTGCGCCGGCCAGTGCGCGGGCGCGGGAGGGCAGCAAGGCGGGTGGCGCGCGCCCCTTCGGCGGCGCGGCGGGCGATGGCGGCGCGGGCGGGATCGAGCGGGGTCATAGCATCAGGTCCTCATTGGGTTTGATCTTGCGCTGGCGCTTGGTCGGCGGCACGAAATAGCCGTCGGGCAGCCAGATGACGAGCCCGCCCTGCGGGCCGAACTGCGTCGGGGCGTAGGCGAAGTCGAGCGGCATGGCGGGCATGTATTTGCGCAGCCCGATGGTGCGCAGGCTGATCGTCAGGACGAACTGCTGCCGGGCGCGGTGGAGTTTGTAGCCGCGCGGGCCGTTGGCCGGCGGCGGGCGGATACGGACGAACAGCCCCGGCATGTTGAGGCGATGGAACGGCGCGACCTGGACGCGCAGATGATTGTAGCGCTCGGCATAGCGGTGCTTCGGCCAGAGCAGATGCCCGAACCAGACACGATCATGCATGGCGAGCAATTCATCGACAACCGCCCGGCCGAAGGTGATGTGCGCGTACCAGAATTTGATCCCGACGGCGTGCGTCGAGATGCGGATCGATTCGCTGGCCTGCTGCTGGCGCGGCGACAGTTTCCGCGGTGGCGTGGTCGTCATCTGGCGCGGGTCGGCTTGTGGGCCTTGGGCGGAAGCGGATAGTAGGCGATGGCGCAGTGCGCCGCGCAGTAGGGCTTGCCGTCCCGGACCGGTTCATTGCAGTAGGCCGCCGGGTCGCCGATCGGCCAGCGGCAGCCGTCGCGGTGGTCCTCGACGCGTACCGGCACGGATCCGGGCAGGGCTGTCCAGGCGCTCGCCGGTGGTTTGTAGAGGGCTTCCGGCGGCAAGGGCGGGCCGACGGGCAGCATGGCGGTCAACCCCTGGTGCGGCTTTGGGCGCATGGCGGCGGTCCTTTCGCGAATCGGCAGACGGGCGGGCTTTGGGCGGGGCAGCGGGCGTTTGGGCTTGGGCTTGGCTTTCCGGGCGGCATGGCCGCCGACAGCCGGGGCGAGGAAGGTAATCGGCTCGCCGCGGGCCCTGGCTCGGCTGGCGATGCCGGCAATGGCGCTGCGCGTCGTGCCATGGCGCGCCGCGAGGGCGGCGTAGGATAGGCCCTCCGCCGCGCCGGCGCGCACGAGCGCGATCTTGCTGGCCATCGGCGTCTGGCGCCAGGTCGTCGGTTCGGTCATTCGTCACCGAGGCTGGCCGCGGGGACGGGGGTCTGCTGGCGCGTGGTCAGCTCGGGCGCCGGGCGATTGTCGCGATTGGCGACCTCGAGGCCGGCGGTACAGGCGGCGACGATGCGCATGTGTTCGGTCTGCTCGTCGCGCTTGCCCTCGATCTGGGCGGTGAGCAGGTCGATCTCGCCCTGCAGGCGCTCGGCGTCGCGCTGGGCATCGGCGCGGCGCTCGGCGAGGAACTTGATGAAGACGGTGTCCTGGGCGAGCGACGGACGGGCGGTGTCATCGGTGGGGAGGCGGCGAGTCATTTTCGGTGGATCCTTATTGCGGGGGTGCGGGGAGGGGCATCCAGTGGCTCGGTTGTCTAAACGTCTCCCGCTGCTGAAGCGGGTGAGCGTTATAAACGCGGGGGCTATCGCACCAGCCGGGGCGGTTGTCATAGTCATAGTTTTCCGCAAACCAGCCCGACCTTTTCACGTGGTCGTAATGATGCATTCCATTCGCTTCGTACACCAGAATGTCGTCGCGGGTGTCATCAACCCACCACGCATCCGGCACACGCCAACCTTTCCCCGATTCATCGACCATCCATAAATCGATGTGGGTCCCATCCCGTGGCGCCGTGCTGATGTCCTGCCAGGTCATGGGGTAGGGGCCTCGCTGAACATCGACCACGTTTTTTGCGGCGTGTCCGAATTCCAGTCGCTCCACGGGTCGCTGACTGACGTGCAGGACAGGCACACGCCGCGTGCGAAGCGGTTGAATTTCTTCCCTGCTATGGACAACAGGAATTGCCCGATATCGCCCCAATTGTTGGCGCGCTCACCATCGTACGACTTCTCGTAGAACGAGATGCACGCTTCGCCAACGTCTTTGACGTGTTGGAGCGGGACATAGACGCCATCAAAAGTAAACATTAAAACGATCTTCTCGTCTAGCGTGAGACGCGGGTCCCCGGTCAAGTCCCACACCTTGCGGTTGTACTCCCGGTCCATAGTGTACACGGGCTTATCGGGAACGTACTTTGCTCCAAGCCATCCCCACGCAGCGGGCGCGGACCCCCATCCATTTCTGAACGAGGCCAGCCACGTCGTTGAATGCTGATTGAGCACGTAAAGGTCGCTACTGCTCATCCCATCATCCTTTCAATCAAGGCCCACAGCAGGTACACCCCCGCTGCGAGTATCGCGATACCGACTGCGATGTGCTCGGGGCGGGTTCTCACGGCAAATCCTCCCACCGAGGCATGATTTGCTGCAAGCGAGTGCGGTGAGGCTCCGGGCAAATCCACCAGCCGAGCGCCGACAATTGCTTGAATATCCACCATCGGAATGCGCTCACGTCGCGTCTCCCTTGCGTATGGCTGCGGCGGCCAGCCGGGCCTTGGTTTCACGCAGTTGCGCTTCGCAGGTGGCGGCGGGATCGCACGAAAGCAGCTCCAAAACCTGCGTGTGCATTGCGCCGTAGATTTCCTGATCGGTTTGATAGCCGGTGAGCTTTTCCGAACCCGCCTGCCAAATTTCACGAAGTCGCATTATTGCCGCCTCCGCACGCGGCAAGTCCCGCCAACCTGATCCGCTATCCCTCCCACGCTGCGTTCTCCTCGATAAGGGAGAGGATAGCTGCGGGGTTGAATGCGTAGAGCGGTCGCGGCTCGGCCTCGTATTCAGAAGCCCGTTCGAGGTCGCCGAAAATCTGATATTGAGCAAGCCACGCCGCTGGCTCCGCCTTTGCCAGCGCCTCAAGCGAGGCGAGTTCGGTGGGGGTCACGCCAGTATCTCCAATGCCGATGCAATCTGATCTAGGGTACGAATGGCCTTTCTGATCTCAGAGGGGCCATAGTAGCCATCCTCGATGCCAAGGCGCACTGTGTGCGGAAGCTCCGTGCCGGTCACACCCACGATGCCGTGAAGCCCGAGCACAAACTCTGGCTTCGTTATCATTCGCACCGGGCCGGTCTCCTCGACCACCGGGCCTGATGGTGCGGGACGTACGATGCGGTAGTGGGTGATGGTGCCGTCCTTCCACCAATCGGATGGCGAGTATTTCGACGGGCTAAAATAGCTAGCCACGTTCTTCCACTCGCTATGCAGTTCCGGCCCCCGTACCTGCACTTCTGTCTCCTCGGCCACCGGGCACGGGCCGGGGGTGTGCTTTACCCAGCCATCGGCATCGGGAAGGGGATCGGCGTCAGGCCAGTCGGCGACGAGGTCGAAGCCGGGCATCCTCGTTAAGCTCCTTCCGTCAGCGCCCCACATATCCATCATTTTCCCCATGGTTGTGTGTATCACCCCGCCCAAGGCCCCGTCCGGCCGGTACTTGAGCCCGCTCACCTGCTCGCCGCGTTTCGTCATGCGTCCCTGCCCGGCGTCGGCTTCCATGCTGTGTCAGTCATCTGCAACTCCTTGGTTCCATGCTGCCCATTTGCGCGTCCGGCGCTGGGGCGTTGTGTCGGGTGGGGGGCCAGCGCTCAGAGCGGGCCGAAGTCCCAGCCGGCGGCGGTGGCGATGATGGTGAAGAGCACGAGCAGGGCGACGGCGCACATGGCGACGTCGGTGAGCGTGGGGTGGTCGTCCTGGTCGATCGGTTCGGGAGGCATGGCGGTCGGTTCCTTTCTTTCGGGGTTTGGTGAGGATCAGCGGCGGGCGTCGAGGATCCCGAGGTTGATGGCGCGCCGGCGCTTCTGGCGGTGCTGGCGCTGGTAGGTGGCATAGTAGGACTGGCTGTAGGTCTCTTCCTGGGCGATCAGATTGTCGAGCTTGAGGTTCTGCGGGTCGCCATCGCGGAAGGTCAGGCGCCCGGTCGGCCACTCGCCGTAGTGCATCAGCCAGATGACGCGATGGATGAGATAGGTGCGGCCATTGATCGTCGCGGCGATGCGACGATCGGGGCGGATCGAACCGACTTCATCGCCGGCGCGGACGCCGTGGCCGCGGTCGACACGCCAGGTCAGCAGCCCGGAACGCCCGTCGTAATGCATCAAATCGCGGGCGGTTGCAGCGGAAAGAACGGTCCGGACGAGGCTGTCGGAGCGCGGGCGGCGGGGCATGAGTCGGGCCTTTTCGTAATGATTACCGTGGGTTAGGCGTGTAGCAGATGCGGGCGGTTTTGTCAAATGTTATGAACGGAGCGTATTGGAATGGCGTACTAGTAGAATTATTTTGCGTCTAGGGTCGTTTTTAGGCGGGTCGGCGAAAAGCTATTCTAGTACTTAACACAGTTGGGAACAACGTCGAAATTTTGTTTTGACAAGAAACCGCCCTAAACCACCGTGCAGGAACGGTTTTTTCATCGGTTGGTACCACCAGTGGTTAAAAGCGTTAGGGGTACTAGAAATGGATATAGGTACGATAATTGACATAGTTTAGGTGCCGTAACTGTATATCCAGTTTCTATGACCCTAGAGGGTTTTAACCCTCGCTGGTACCGATCGACGAAAAACGACGACGCCACGGCGGTTTAGGTCCGAAACTGAACGGAACAAAATTTCGAAGTTGTTCCACATTGTGTTAAAAATCGGGGTCGAGGAGATCGTCGAGGGGGTAATCGGCGGTTTCCGGGACGTCGGTGGCGGAAAGGAGGGCAGAAAGCAGGGCTGCGGCGCGGTCGTGAGCGCGGTCGTCGGGGTGGCGCGCCAGGCGGTCGGCGAGGCGCCGGGCCTTGCGCGCCAGCGCGGCGGAAGCGGGGAGCGTGGAGGCGAGGGACAGCAGCAGGCCGGCGTCGGCGGTCGGGGTGAGGTGGTGGCGGTTCATGGCGAGGATCCTTTCAGGATGAGGGTGGAGCGGTTGGTCAACTGCGCATCATGCGGCGCAGTGCGTCGCGCGATCCGGATGGGGTGTCGAGAAAGCGGGCGAGGTCGGCGGAGGTCGCGCGGCCGTACGGTGCGTCGGCATGGTCGGCGGCCCAGCGCGTCCATTTGGAGCGCAGGATGCATTCGGCCTCGGCGTAGGTGTAGCCGCGGCGCTGCAGGAGCGCGGCGCAGGCGCGCCAATTGCGGTAGCGGTCGAAACTGTAGGCGTTTTCGGTTTCCTGCGCGAGGCGTGATGCGTCGGCGGGTGTCATCGGGGCGAGTTTGGGCATGGGCGGTTCCTCTGTCGCGGGCGGTGGGAAACGGCCGCTGGTGGGCCGTTTCCGTTGATCTGGCGCGCGGGTCAGGTGCGGGCCCAGACGGGGCGGTTTGTCAGGCCGTCGACCCGCGTCGGCATCAAGACGCCAAAGGCGATATCGGATCCCAGCCCGATGAACGCCGGGCCACTGCGTGCACCATGGCGGAGCGCAATGAGCGGCACGCGGCCGTTGATGATTTTCGCCGCTTCGCCGAACGTGGCGATATAGTCGGCGTTATAGGCCCCGATCGTCAGCGTCTCGGCGTCGGGTTTGTCGGTGTCGGTATCGCTCGGCAGGACGCGGCGCCAGTCCGGGAAATGCCCGTCAATCAGCGGATTGTCTTGGAAGGCGATTTGCGCGCCGGTCGCGTTCAGCACCCAGGCGCGCGCCGGGGTGTCGAGGCTCAGGCGGCGCGGCTCCGTTTCGCCCTTGCCGCGCTTCAAGGCGGTCAGCGCCGGCTTGTCGAGGTGCACGATTACAGCTGCATCGCAGGCGGCAGAAGCGTCATGGACGGCAATCAGGCGGTGGCCATCGGTGGCGACAAGCGTCGCGCCGCCGGCGGTGCACGGTTCGATGTAGACGCCCTGCAGGTAGGGACGCGTTTCCTCGGTGGAAACGCAAAGATAGGCGGCGCGGAAGAGGTCGGCATTCACGGTAAACATGGTTCGGTTCCTTTCGGTGGAGGGTGGCGGCATTTCAGGCTGAGCGCCTGTCAGCGCCCCGGAACATGCCGGGGCGCACATAGTGGCTCAGGCGCGGCGGTTGAGGTCGGCCGCGATTTGCTCGACCACATAATCGGCCGCGATAGCTTGACCGGTTGTGGTGCGCGCCCAGACGCAAAGGCCGGAAAAGTCCTTATCGACCTTTTCGCCATGCTCAATGAGCTGGTCGGCAAACCAGTCCGTCACGGCCCAATGTTCGAACACTTCACGATCGTAAGGGTCGAGGCCATGAAAATCGCAATAGGCGATAGCGGCATTGCGCGCGTCGTCATAAAACGTGACGTACATATCGGAATCGGTGGGCGGGTCGAGCACAATCCACTTGCCGAAATTCGGGCTCGATTCCACGTCGATCTTGTCGATCTTGGCGCCATGCTCGACTGCCGCCTCTTCCCAGTCGTCTACCGGCGCGGCGAGTTCAAAGGCTTGCTCGCTCAAGGCACTCAGGTCTTCCGCACCTGGATCGGTGGGAAACCCATAGCCGAGCGCAAGCGTGCCCACGAGCGACGACAGGCAGCATAGGACTTCAGCGTGAACGATTTGTTCGGGAGTGCGCATTTTGGTTCGGTTCCTTTCAGGCGGTGGAGGTCTAGCGGTCTATTGCTGCCCATGACGCGCATGGGCAGGGGTTGAGCGCCAGGCGGGTCAGGGATACGCGTTATAGAGGATGCCGAGGTTGACCGCTTCACGCATAGCGGCTTTGGCGTCACGCTTCAGCCGGAAGCCGATCATTCGCGCGCCGGCGTGCTCATCGGCCCAGCCAATGACGCGCACATATTGGCCGCCGTACAAAGATTCGTCATTGCTGTGCGCCTTGATGACCCACCCTTTCGTGCCCGCGATCTGCGTCACACTGGGGTCGCGCTGGAACAGGACGCCATTGTGATCTAAGGTCTTGAATACTGACATGTCAATTGGTTCCTTTCTGGTGTGAGGTAACGTCCTAAGCGAGTCGTTTGCCTGTCGTTACGTTGTCCCTTTTATCACTCTTTAGTTTCGATGTGTCAAGCGGTCTTTTGACATAATTTCTTAAGCGCCAGCGATTGCCGGTAGCGGAGCGGCGCAAACCCAAGCGATGCAAAGGCTTGCGCCGGTTTTTGGTTGTGCGGTAAGGATGGCGCACAACCCCAATATTACTCCATGTGAGGTCGTGCCGAATGCTGACAGCGAATCGTGTCGAGAAGAGCGATATCCAGGCTTTGCGCGACTTAGACGATCCGTTTGGCGGCATGACGTCCAAGATGGCGAAATTCGCCGACCTGTCATTTTCGGGGCTGTCGGATATCGAGGCGTATCGCCAGAGCTATGACGTCTCGGGCATGACGCCGCGGTCTATCGCGACCAAAGCGCATGAGGTGGCACATCATCCGTTAGTTACGTCTAAGTTGCGGGAACTGCAGCAAGCTCGCGAGGCGCAATCAATTCTTATTTCCCGCCTCGGGAAAGAGTATGTCCTTGAAGGCATTATGAAAATTGCCGAGCGCGGCGACAAGGACAGCACCAAGCTACGGGCCCTAGAGCTACTTGGCAAGACCGCCGGCATAGATTTGTTCCGCGAGACGACGCGCGTCGAGCACGTCAACCGAACGCCCGAAGACGTCGAACGCGAATTGAAAGCCAGGCTTGGCGAGATGATGAAGACGATTGAGGGATCCGCTCGAGCCGCTGAACCTGATTCGCCAGCTGACAAGCCCAAGCCGGCGCCAGCTGCAGCCGGCCGCGATCGTCGACGCAAGCCGACGCCACGTTAGCGCCATGCGCCTTAACATTCTTGCTTTCTGCTATTGACAAGCGGTCAGGTATGTAAGAGTGTCAAAGCCACACCAGGTTTGAAAGGAACCGACCGTGACCGTCATCGAATTCAACAAGTACTCGTCATCGTTCATCGCGATCCACGAGGACAAACAGGTCATGCACTTGGCGTTCAAGTCGCAAGCCGAGGCGTGCATAAAGGCCATGGTTGCCGGCCAACCGGTACCGGTTGGCGTTGTCGTCCCTTACTCAGTGGAGGCATGGGGTCGGCCGGTTGACATTGTCCGCAGGTATTGAACGCAGTTACCGACGCCAGCAAAAACGGGCCCCGGTCGGGCCCGTTATCTTTTGCGCGCGGATCCGGCCGGCGGTTCGGCTGGCGACTGGCGGTCTATCGCGCAGCTGCTCGAGCATGGTCGGCCAGGCCGGCTTGACGGCCGCGCGGACGGTGTCGGTTCGGCTGGCATTGGCAGGCGTGAGGCGGGAAGCGCTTAGGGGTTTGCCGGGGAGCGAGGGGGTACGGTAGTGGGGGGCCCCCTATATCCGTGCGGGTCCCTCGCCGTATAGGTACAAGTCTTTAGGCTCGCGTTCTGACCACCACCCCGAAAACCTAAAAATTTCCACCAAACCACCCCCGCCAAAAATATACAAAAAATTTTTCAAGTTTCCCCGACCATCTGACCGGCGCTAATCTGCCCGAGCCCGACACGACTCCACTCTGAAAGGACCCACGATGACGACCCCCACCGAGATCACCATCACCCTCGATCATAAGCACAAGGCGCATCGGTCGGCCAATCGCTGGGCTATCCAGCAGCGCCAGCACGACGGCAGCTACGACATGATTGCGACGTGGTCCGGCGGGCGGAGGAGCCTCTACCAGTGGTGCGAGAAGAACGGGGTGCGCCCGAGCCGCGAAGCGGAGGCGGCGATCGACACCCTGCCCGAAGCGGTCGGATTTCGTGAGCGCGGTTGACAATAGCCACCAGCCGTGGTAACTCCATATTAATGGATGACAACCTATAGGCCAACCATGCTCGCCGTCCTAGCCTGCCTCGCGGTGTCCCTGGCTCTGTTCTGGCTCGATACACTGTCGCAATGACCACCGTCGTCGACACTGACCTCACGCCTGTCCAGGCGCGCATCTACGAAGCGGTACGCCAGTGCTGGCGGATTTACGGACAGGCCCCCAGCCAGTACGAAGTGCAGCGCGCCGTCGGCTGCTCGAGCACCAGCGTCCAAAACGCCTACCGGATTCTCAAGCGCAAGGGCTACTTCAGCGGCACCAAGTTCGCCGTCCGCGGCGCGCGCCCGACGGACATGGAGCGCGAGGTGCTGTGCGCCCCGCCCGACCCCTTCGCCGCTTTCGACGATCCTGAGCTGTTCTGGGAGCACGCATGACCGACAATGTCGTCCCTTTCCCCGCCCACGAGCCCAACCCCGCTTACACCGTGACGATCTGGTATGTCGGCCCCGACCTGCACTGGTCGGTCGACACGGACGGTAAGATCCCGTTGGAAGACGATCTCGCTTCTGACCTTGCCGCAATTGCGCTATGTCTGCGTCCGCCGCAACGGACGTTCCTCGAGCGACTGCGCGATCTTTTCACAGGAGACTGACGAGTGCCGATCCCCGATGACATCATCCAGAACGACTTCCTGCTCAACCTCGGCGATGACTTTATCGCCGTCGATCTCGCCGGCCATATCGTCGGCCGCGCCGCCACCCACGACGCGCTGCTGCGCGCCCACGCCGAGGGCAGCGTGAAGCTCTACAGCGCCACCGATTTCGCCGACGCGCCCGAAGAGCCGGCGCCCGTCGTCGAAGAGGAAACGCCCATCATCGCCGTTACCGATGACGTCGTCATCCCCGACGCCGATGCGCCGAAAAAGCCGCGGAAGAAGTCACCCGCCGCCTGATGACGATCGCGCTCACCGAACACGAGCTGCAATTCGCCCTGCGCCATCTGGACCAGCTGAACCCGGCCCAGAAGACGCAGGTGCTGCAGCTGCTCGAGGAGCGCGACACGCTCGCCAAGTACGAGGACGCGCGCCAGCACTTCCTGTCGTTCGTGAAGATGGTCTGGCCCGACTTCATCCCCGGCGCGCATCACCAGATCATGGCGGAAGCCTTCGAAGATGTCGCGGCCGGGAAATGCAACCGGCTGATCATCAACCTTCCGCCGCGTCACTGCCTCGCGCTCGATACGCCGTTGCTGACGCCGACCGGTTGGACAACGATGGGCGAAGTTCAGCCCGGAGATTACGTCTATGGCGCCGACGGAAAACCGACGCGGGTCGTCGGAAAATCGGAAGTGCATGTCGGGCGGGCGTGCTACCGCGTCACCGCAAAAGACGGCACGAGCGTCGTCACGGATGACGGGCACCTATGGCGCGCGGCGATAGATCGGAAGCGCCCCGGCATCTTCAAGCTTCGCACAACCGAGCAGTTGTTCCAACGCGAGCAGGGAACCTCCGAACATCGCAAGGCATGGATACCGGATTCGCCCCCGGTTGTTTTTGCGCCGGGTGCGCCGTTGCCGGTGGGGCCCTATACGCTCGGCATGTGGATCGGGAACGGGCATGCGTCGCAGGCGATCATAACGAACGACAGCCGTGACCTGGCGCCGGTTCGGGCCATCATTGAATCCGAAGGTTACACCACGACGGATCAGGCGACACGCCTGACCTTCGGCATTCTCGGGCTCAAGGTAAAACTGCGCGACCTCGGGGTGCTGGACAACAAGCATATCCCCGACGCATATATGCGCGCCTCGGTTGAGGATCGGCTACGGCTGCTGTACGGGCTGTTCGACTCGGACGGGTGCTGCTCGCGCGAGGGGCAGTGCGATATTTCGACCAGCGATCCGCATCTACGCGACCAGTACGAAGAGCTGTTGCGCAGTGTCGGTGTCCACCCACACGTCTATGAACTTGAAGCCAAGATCGGTGACAAGAGCTACGGGCCTGCATGGCGGTTATATTTCTACGCTAAGGATTTCGGGCTGGCGCCGCGGAAACGCTCGCGTACACGGGCCAACACCAAGCCGGTCCGCCGCTACATCTCCGTGGCGGAGCATGAGTCGGTCCCGGTGCAGTGCATAGAAGTCGACCGCCCCGACGGGCTGTTCCTGGCCGGACGTGGGCTGCTCGTCACGCACAATACCAAGTCGGAACTCGCCAGCTGGCTCCTTCCGGCGTGGTTCCTCGGCAAGTTCCCGCGTAAGAAAATCATCCAGGCGTCGAATACCGAAGCGCTGGCCGCCGGCTTCGGTCGCCGCGTGCGAAACCTCATCGACGGCGAGGACATGAGCGACGGCAGCGACGATGCCGCGCGCAACGGCTTCAGCGCCTACCAGAGCATCTTCCCGAATGTCCGCCTCGCAGCCGACTCCAAGGCTGCCGCCGGGTGGCACACCAATAAGGGCGGCGAATATTTCGCCATCGGTGTCAACGGTAAGGTGACCGGCAAGGGCGGCGATATCGTCATCATCGACGACCCGCATTCCGAGCAGGAAGCCAAGCAGGCCGAGTCCAACCCGGCCATCTTCGACGACGTCTACGCGTGGTATAATTCCGGTCCGCGCCAGCGCCTCCAGCCCGGCGGGACGATCATCCTCGTGATGACGCGCTGGTCCAAGCGCGACCTGACCGGGAAGGTGCTCGCCAAGCAGGCCGCCGAAAAGGACAACCCCGACACCGACAAGTGGCGCGTCATCAGCTTTCCGGCGCTGCTCGACGAGAACACGCCCGAAGAGCGCCCGACTTGGCCCGGCTTCTGGCCGTTGCCGACCTTGCGCGCGACGCGCAGCGTGCTGCCGGTCAGCAGCTGGAGCGCCCAATACCAGCAGAACCCGACCTCCGAAGGCGCGGCCATCCTCAAGCGCGAATATTGGCGCCGCTGGGGCGACGACGACAAGGAGAAATGCCCCGGTCCGCAGCACATCGCGGCGTGGCAGAACGGCGATCCGCCGGCCTGCGAGTACATCATCGGCAGCTGGGACTGCGCCGCGACGGCCAATGAGCGCAGTCACCCGAGCGCCTATACGCTATGGGGCGTGTTCAAGGCCGAGGATCCGACCAGCGGCAAGACGCTCAACCACATCATCCTGTTGCAGGCGTACAAGGCGCGCATGGAGTTCCCCGAACTGAAGCGCACCGCCAAGCAGTTCTACGACGAGGACCGCCCTGACACGCTGCTCATCGAAAACAAGAGCGCCGGCATGCAGTTGCTGCAGGAGTTCCGCAGCATGGGCATCCCGGCGGAGGGGTTTACCGGCTCGAGCCGCGGCAGCCGGGCGCTGTCCAACGACAAGATCGCCCGCGCCAACATGATTGCCGACGTGTTCGCTTCACGGTATGTGTGGTGCCCACCGACACGGTTTGCGGACGAAGTCATGGAACAGTGCGCGAGCTTCCCGGCTGGCGAAGAGGACGATCTGGTGGACTCGACCGTGCAGGCCATGCTGCGCTTCCGCGAGGGCGGCTTTGTCCGCACCGCCAATGACGAGGCCGAGGACAGCGCACCGCCGCGCTTCCGCCGCAAGAGGTACTATTGATGGCTGACGCCGCGACCCAGGGGCACGGGATCGAGCGCCCGGACACCGACACACTCGATCCGGCCAAGGCCGTCGTCGTGCCGAAGGAGGACGGCGGCGTCATCGTCGACTTCAACGGCGCGCAGCCCGACCCCGGCCCGGACCCGGCGCAGATGGCGTTCGATGCCGACCTTAGCGTGCTGCTGACCGAACAGGAACTCGGGCGCACCGGCACCGATATCTGCGCGCTCACCGAAGAAGATGAGCGCTCACGCGCCGAGTGGCGTGAGTCCTACGCGCGTGGCCTCAAGCTCATGGGCCTCAATTACGAAGAGCGCACCGATCCGTGGGAAGGCGCCTGCGGCGCGTTCCATCCGATGCTGCTCGAAAGCGTCATCCGCTTCAACGCCCAGGCCATGGGCGATCTGTTCCCCGGCGCCGGCCCGATCAAGACCGAGATCATCGGCAAGATCACCGATGACAAGGAGCGGCAGGCCAAGCGCATCCAGACCGACATGAACTGGATGGCAAGCGAGAAGATCACCGGCTATCGGTCCGAAACGGACATGATGCTGTTCAACCTGCCGCTTGCCGGCACGACCTTCCGCAAGCTTTATTTCGATCCGGTGCGCGGCTATCCGGCTGCCGAATACGTGCTACCCGAGCACGTCGTCATGCCCTATACCGCCGCCGCGCTCGACAGCACGCCGCGCTTCGCGATCATCCTGCTCAAGACACGCAACTGGATCGAGGCCAAGCAGGCGCAGGGTTTCTATCGCGACGTACAGGTCGGCGACGGCGTCAACGTCACAACCACGATCAGCGAAGCCAAGGACAAGATCGAAGGCAAGTCCAACTCCAATACCTATAAGGACGCCCTGCACCGGCTCTATGAGAGCCACATCGACTGGTATTTCAAGGACGACCCGCTCGTCACTGATGGCCTGCCGCACCCCTATGTCATCACCGTCGACAGCGTCAGCCACAAGGTCCTGAGCATCCGCCGCGACTGGCGTGAAGGCGACAAGGCGATGGAACGCCAGGTCAGTCTCGTCCAGCACAAGTACATGCCCGGCTTCGGCCCGTACGGCATCGGCCTCATCAACCTGCTCGGCGGCCTGACCGAGAGCGCCACCAGCATCCTCCGCCAGCTGATCGACGCCGGCACGCTGTCGAATCTGCCCGCCGGCTACAAGACCAAGAACGCCCGCGTCAAGGATGACAGCACGCCGATCGGCCCCGGCGAATGGCGCGATGTCGATGTCGGCATGGGCGAGTTGAGCAGCGCCTTCTATCCGCTGCCCTACAAGGAACCGAGCACGGTTCTCGCCGCGCTGCTCGGCCAGGTCGTCGACGAAGGTCGCCGCATCGGCTCCGTCGCCGACATGAAGATCACCGACATGACCGGCCAGAATATGCCGGTCGGCACGACGCTCGCCATCATCGAGCGCTCGATGAAAGTGATGAGCGCCGTCCAGCAGCGCCTCTACGAGAGCTTCAAGAACGAGTTCAAGGTTCTCGCCGAGATCATCCACGACTTCATGGGCAAGACGCCCTACCCGTTCGAACTGGACGCCCGCGACCAGACGGCGACGCGCGAGACGGATTACGACCAGAAGCGCGTGGCGGTGATCCCGGTCGCCGACCCGAACGCCACCACCATGGCGCAGCGCATCATGGTCGTCCAGGCCATCATCCAGCTGTACCAGAGTGCCCCGACGGCCGGCTGGAACGCCAAGGCGCTGTTCCGCGACGCGGTTACCGTGCTCGGGTCCGACAAGGGCGATCTTTATTTGCCGCCCGACGAGGACGTGCAGCCCGCCGATCCGGTCACCGAGAATATGGCGCTGCTCACCGGCAAGCCGGTGCGCGCTGGCCCGATGCAGGACCACGCCGCGCACATTACCGTGCACATGGCCGCGGCGCAGGACCCCAAGATCATCCAGATGCTGACCAACAATCCGGCGGCGCCGGCCATCCAGGCCGCCGCCAGCGCGCATGTGCTCGAGCATATGGCCTTCCAGTACCGCGCCGACATGGAAGCCCAGCTCGGCGCGCCGTTGCCGCCGCCCGGCGAACCGCTGCCCGACGACGTCGAGTACAATCTGGCGAGCCTGCTCGCCAAGGCCGCCGACAAGCTGCTGCAGAAGGACACGGCCGACGCGCAGCAGAAGGAAATCCAGGCCAACCTGCAGGATCCGGTTATCCAGAACGAGACCAAGGCGCTGGAGATCAAGGCCAAGGAAGCCGACACCAAGCAGCTCAAGGTGCTCGGCGATCTCGACGCGCGCAAGGCCGACCGCCAGCTCGACATCCTCATGACCATCTTCAAGGAGATGGCAGCGACCGAGCGCGCGACGCTCACCGCCGAGGTGCAGAAGGATTCGGAGGCCAGCGATCGTGAACTGCGCATGGCTGAAGCGGCCGCCGAACTCGGCACCGGCGTCATGGGCCAGATCGCCCAGCTGATGATCGAACGCAACAAGTCCGATATGGCCCGGAGAGCCGCGACCCCATGAGCCTGCAGATTCGCACCCGGCTGCCCGAGACCGTCAGCGGCAGCCTGATCGCGCGCGAGGTCGCGCGCCTGCTCAACGACACCGCCGAAGAAATGTTGAGCGGCGTCCCGGTGGAGAAATACCCCTCGGCGCTGGCCCGCTATGCCATTCTCAGCCAGCTGGCCGGGTTCATCGAGGACGCGGCGCAGAAAGCGGACCCCGACGCGATGGAGACACCGCCCGACAAATAGCGTAATAGTGTAACACCTCGCCAGTCCAGCGACCGGGTAAAGGCCGAGCAACAAGGAGAACATGTTGACATTGAACGACCCCCAGACCGTCGCGGAGAAATTCCCGACGCTCGCCACCGCGCCGACCCCGGTGCGGACCAAGACGGTGAACGCCGACGGCGCCATCACCGGAGACAGTGAAGACCTCGGCGTCATGCACGCCCCGGACCCCGTCGGGCACTTCATGCTCGTCGCCCTGCCCAAGGTCGAGCTCAGCAAACTGCTCATCACGCCCGACGCCGTCACCGAGCGCGAACGCGCGGCCTCGGTCATCGGCACGGTCATCGCCCTCGGCCCCGACTGTTACAAGGACCCCGAGCCGATCGTCCCCGACATCGTTCGCCAGGCGCTCGTCGCCGGCGCGCCGGTCAGCGTCAGCCTGATCGCGCCGCGGCCGCGCTTCCCGTCCGGGCCGTGGTGCAAGGCCGGGGACACGGTGCTGTTCAGCCGCTACGCCGGCAAGCGCTTCAAGATCGAGGGCGTCGAGTTCCGCATGCTCGCCGACGACGAGATCACGGCCACCATCCCCGATGGCGCCAAGGTCGGAGGTCTCTGATGGCCCGCGAAAGTTTCCGCCCGACGCCGCGCGCCCGCGGCAATCTGATCGACCTGCCGACGGCCGGGTTCCCGGACCGCGCCACAGTCGATCTCGACAACAAGGATCCGTCGGCCTTCACGGTCATCGAGACGACGCCGGCCAATGAGCCAGACGCCGACGCCGACACAACGCCCGAGCCAAATGACGATGGCGGCGACGCCGCTGTTGAATCGTCCGGTGCCGGAACGCAGGTCGACCCGGCCAGCGTGCAGAAGCGCATCCATCGCCTCAAGGCGGAGACGCATAGCGAGCGCCGCGCCCGCGAAGCGGCCGAAGCCAGAGCGGCGGCCGCCGAACAGGCGGTCGCGGCGCGCGACGCGGAGGTCGCCGATCTTCGCCGCCGGCTCGAGGGCGGCACCGCCGCGCTCGCGGCCAGCATGAAGCAGGATCGCGAGAACCGTCTGGCCGACGCCGAACGCCGGCTGGCGCAGGCGCACGCCGACGGCGACTCGAGCGCCATCGCCAAGGCGACCAGCGATATCAGCCAGGCGCACGCCGAACTGACGCAGATCGCCGCGCGCACACCGCGCCCGCAGGCCGAACAGCCGCAGGCCCAGCCCGCGCCGCAGCCACAGCCGCAGCGCCAGGCGCCGAACATCGCTCCGGCGGCGCTGGCCTGGATCGCCCACAATGACGGCTGGTGGAACAAGGACCCCGTCAAGACCAAGGTTGCGCTGTCGGTCCATGAAGCTGTCGTGGCCCGCGGCATCCCCCCTTCCTCCCCTGAGTATACCAGGGAACTGGACAAAGGCATGAAAGCCATGTATCCCGATCATATCGCCTACGGCCGCCAGGACGCAGGTAGCGACGCCAGGGACCCCACGCCCCGGCGGACGAACGTGGTGGCAGACGGATCCCGCGAAACGGGCCGTGTGACCAACCCGAACCTCGTGGAGTTGACGTCGTCTGAACTGGCGATCGCCAAGCAGCTCAATCTTTCACCGCAGCAATATGCTGCGTCCAAAGCCAAGCTCGCACGAGGCACAGCATGACCAGCGAATACAATGACCCCTTTGCGGCGCTCACGGCGCCGTCTGTCCGGGCCCCGCGTTCGCTCGACACGCGCGCCAGCACCGAGCCCCGGCGTTCCTGGACACAGCCTTCCGTTCTTCCCGAGATCGAGCCGCGCGACGGCTGGGAACACAAGTGGGTCCGCACGGATACCTACGACAAGCCCGACAAGGCGAACTTCTCCAAGCGCTTGCGCGAGGGGTGGGAACCGATCGACGTCGCGGATTACCCGGAGTTGCAGAGCTATTCCGGCGGCAAGACCAGCGGACGCGCCGAAGTGGGCGGGCTCATCGCCTGCCGCATGCCGTCCGAGATGGTCAAGCAGCGCAGCGACCACTATCGCGGCGTCGCCAAGCAGCAGGAATCCTCGGCGGAAGAGCACTTCATGCGTGACCAGAGCGAGCTGATGAAAAAGTTCAACGAAAGCTCCCGCAAGGTAGTCTTTGGCCAGTCTGGCCGCTAACGCAACAGGAGGGTGGCGATGACCACTTCAGCCTATCCCTTCGGCATGGTTCCCGTTCAGAACCTTGCCGCCGGGTACAACACGCAGGGCTACGAGACCTTTAACATTCTCGATGGCTACACCACGGCGATCTACTTCGGTGACGTCGTCAAGATGGCCACGACTGGCCTCATCCAGAAGGACACGGGCACGACCACGCTGACCCCGTACGGCGTCGCCGTCGGCTTCAGCTATGTCGATCCGACCTACGGCTTCTGGAACAACACCCAGTATTGGCCGGCCTCGACCACCACGGGTGTCTCCACCGGGCCGCTGCGCCCGTCGGTCAAGGTTGTCGACAATCCGAACGCCGTGTTCATGATCCAGGCCGACGCCACCGTCGATCAGACGGCTCTCGGCGCCAACGCCGCGATCGTCCAGACGGCGGGCACCTCGACCTTCGGCAAGAGCGCCAACGCGCTCAGCGCCTCGTCGATCAATACGACCGACACGCTGCCGCTGCGCATCGTCGGCATCGCCGATCTGCCGAATAACAGCTGGGGGGACACCTATCCGATCCTCCTGGTCAAGTTCAACAACCATCAGCTGACGACGCTGGCGGGTATCTAAGAAAGGAGATTGAGAAATGGCTGCTATTTCACGCGCTCAGCTCCTTCGTGAGCTTCTTCCCGGCCTCGATGCCCTGTTCGGTATGGAGTACAATCGCTACGAGAACGAATACGCGGAAATTTACACCGAGCATTCGTCCGAGCGGTCCTTCGAGCAGGACCAGAAGATCACCGGCTTCCAGACGGCACCGGTCAAGCAGGAAGGTTCCGCCATCCTGTTCGACACCGCCCAGGAAGGCTATACGGCGACCTACGTCATGGAGACGATCTCGATGGGCTTCGCGCTCACCGAGGAAGCCTTCGAAGACAACCTCTACGGCAATCTGTCGGCCCGCTACTCGACGGAACTTGGCCGCGCCATGCGCAACACCAAGGAGATCAAGGCCGCGGTGCCGTTCAACACCGGCTTCACGGCGGTCGCCTCGGGTGGCTATGGCGTCGGTGACGGCGTCCAGCTGTTCTCGACCGCCCACCCGCAGGTGGCCGGCCCGACGATCGCCAACCGTCCGTCCGTCGCCGTCGACCTGAACGAGACCAGCCTCGAGGCTGCGACCATTCAGATCGCCAAGTGGACGGACGATCGCGGCAAGCTGATCAACGCGCGCGTCCGCAAGATGCTCGTGCCGGTCGACAACCAGTACGTGGCGACCCGCGTGCTCGACACTCAGCTGCAGCCGGGAACGGCCAACAACGACGTGAACGCCATCCGCGTGACCGCCGCTGTGCCGGAAGGGTTCGCCGTGAATCACTACTTCACTGATCCCGATTCTTGGTTTCTGGCCACAGACGTCCCGAACGGCGCGAAATACTTTAATCGCGTCCCGGTCTCGCAGAAGACCGACGGCGACTTCGACACGGGTAATATCCGTGTAGCTGAAAGGGAGCGTTATGCTTTTGGCTTCGCCGATTATCTCGCGATCTGGGGTTCGCCGGGCGCCTAACAAGTTGATATTCCTAGCTTTTCAGCTAGGGGTTATGACGGGAAAACCGCGCTTCGGCGCGGTTTTCTTTTGCGTGGTCCCCCGTGTAAAAGTCGCCTAATGTAACAAATAAAATTCGTGTTGACCGCGCCACCCAGAATGTGTAAGGCTCTTAGCTGTCATAACCCTCTGAGCTAGGAGAAACACAGAATGATATGCGACTCATGCGGGGCGGATCGTCCCATTGCTGCGCGCGGTTTGTGCCGTACATGTTATTCGCGTTGGCAGCGAGGCGGAACCGTCGAGTACATCCGTCCGTTGAAAGACCGCGTATGCTCTGTCGAAGGTTGCATGAACCGGGTGCATGGGCAGGGCCTGTGCAACAAGCATCTTCTCCGGTTACGCCGGACAGGCACCGTTGCCGACGGGCGGGCTTATACGCACAAAGAAAAAGACCCGGATAATTTGCGTACCACGCACGACCTCTATCCAGTGTGGGCTGAATTCGTGCGGCGTAAAAATCCCCGGCCAGTGGTCGAGGCGTGGAAAGATTTCGACACCTTTATTGCGCAAGTTGCGCCGCGTCCGGGGCGTCGATGGCGTATCTACGGCATCGATAGAAGTGCTCCTCTTGGTCCTGATAACTATGTCTGGAAAGAATCGTCAGTGGAGAAACTTCCCGGAGAGGATGACAGCTCATACGCCGCGCGCCAGCGGGCGGCGCATCGCGCAATGTACCCACAAGCGTACAAGGATTCTAACCTTCGCCGGTCATTTGGCCCTGACTTTGGTTTCGACCAATACGCGGTCATGGCCGACGCGCAGGACAATCGATGCGCCATCACGGGGAACCACGAAACGGCTGTCGGAAACGCCGGAGAGCGTAAGCACCTCGCGGTCGACCACGATCACGCAACGGGTAAAATCCGCCAGTTGCTGGAAGCGCGGTGCAATACCGCCATCGGCCTTCTCGATCACGATATCCAGTTACTCGCCAAAGCGATGCTCTATCTCGCCAAACACGACCCCGACAATGACGGCCAAGCCAAGATCGACGCTGCCATCGCATACCTTCAGCGCTACCCGATCGCGGGCCTTGACAAAACGGCCATCGTGCCGCAGGAATAGACGCAAGCAGGCGCCAGGGACGACCTCCTCCCCGTTCCTCATCTGCCCCGACACTTCGGCCCTCCCGCAAGGAGGGCCTTTCTTTTTTCGCCAAGACAGCATAGGCTCACCTCATCGGCGCGCCGTGGGGTATCCAATCCCTGGCTTCTCCAGCTGCGGGCGCCCTCAAGGAGAACAGGCAAATGGGCCTCACAAACTTCCCGAATGGCATCAGCTCATTCGGCCTGCCCGTCTACGGCAGCATCCAGCCGAGCGGGTCCCCCCTCGTGCAGACCGTCTTGTTTGTCGACACTGTCAACGGTGTGGACGCCGGTCCCGGCACGAGTCCGACGGCGCCGTTCGCGACGCTTACCTACGCGCTGACCCAGATCCCGACGACGGGCCTCGGCACCTACGCGACGATCTACGTCATGCAGGGGTCGACGATCACCGTCTCGAGCGCCACCGCGCTCACCATCAGCACGGCGAACGTGCAGATCATCGGCATGGGTTACGGCAATGAACGCCCGTTGATCAACTTCACCACGGCCAACACAGCGACGATCGCCGTCAGTGCCGACAATGTCAGCTTCCAGAATTTCCGCGTCCGTGGCGGCTTCCTGTCGATCGCGGCGGCCTTCACGCTGACCACGGCCAAGTATTTCACGCTGGTCAACAATCTGTTCTATGACGCCAGCAGCGTCCTGAACTTCCTCAACATCGTCAAATCGACGGGCGCGGCCAACACCATCGACGGCCTCACCTGTATCAACAATCAGTGGAATGGGCTCGGCACCACGTCGGTCAACAGCTTCATCCTGACCGCCAACGATATCGACAATGCCACGGTCAACGGCAACGAGATCATCTTGGCGCGTACCGCCACGGCAGCGATCCTGATGACGGTGACAGCCGGCGTTCTGACCAACCTGACCTGCATCGGCAACAACACCATCAGTCAGCAGACGGCCGATACCGGCGGCGCGCTGATCAACGTCGGCGGCAGTACCAGCACGGGCCTTGTGGCGTGGAATACCGTGTGCGACCTGACCACGGCAACGGACATCATCGTCACGACCACCGCGGGTGTCCGGTTCTTCAACAACTACAAGACCGGCGTGGTTGGCGCTTCGGGCTTCCTGCTCCCGGCGGCTGATTCGTGAGACAGCCTTTCCTGAAACCCTTCAACCATTAGGAGGCCAGGATGGCCCTTTCATACACCGACGTTCTCAACGGGAACATCTTCATCGGCTCCACGGCCGTCGCGGGTGTCGCTCTTCCGATCTCTACCGGCACGGCCGTCACCTGTGCGCTGTGGAACACTTCGATCAATCGCAACGCGGCGCTTCTCGGCGTCGCGGTGGGCTACACCTCGGGCACGATCGCTCTGGGTGAATTCGGCATCGCCAACCAGTTCGTCGGCAACGCCGTAAATTCCGGCGGTCCGCTGACGGCGGCCACGACCGGCACGCCGAAAAACGCCCTTTTGGGCGCCGGCGCGGCGTCGACCATGTCGTTCATCCCGGCCACCGCGACGCTCGCGGCGGGCGGCACGGCGGCGCTGTGGCTCGGCAAGTCGATCGAATCGGCAACGGCCGGGCTCGGCATCTTCGACGGCTATCGTTCGCTCGATGTGCCGCTCATCCTGCCGCCGGGGCAGATCGCCTTCATCTGCGGGTCTGTGGCGCAGACGGCGCTGTTCACCTGTTCGATGATCTGGGCGGAAATCTAACGCCGCGCACGGCAAGGGGAGAAGCCCATGGCACTGTCGAAATTCATGGACCGCGACTGGCTTCTCGGCTGGCTGGTGCCTTCGGGCACCGGCACAGCGGCCATCCAGGCCGTGTCGCTGGTCAGCCCGACAGGTGATACGACGACGGGCGTACTGCTCGCTGCAGGCAACCACAACGTCGGCAATGTCGGCGGCAAGACGGTCTCTATCACGGTGACGCCGCCGGTGACGGCGTCCAACGCCTACGGCACCAACTATGTTGTCGGCGGGCTGTTGACCTTCGCCAATGCTTTCACGTCGACCGGCTCGGGGCTCATCCAGTCCGTCGACGTGAACATCAAGAAGCTGGAGACGAGTGGCTTCACGCTTGTTTTCTTTAGCCAGATGCCGGGTATGACGGCGTGGACAGACGCGGCAGTCGCGGCGATAAATGCTGTCGACATTCCGTATGTGCGTTGCCCGACGAACCTTGTGGGTAACAATCAGCTCGCGGCGTCGGGGTTCAGCAACTATTCG